CGATCCAAACGAGCGCCACAAAGAAATGATGGCGTGGCTGGATCAGAACGCGAGTCATTGCAAGTCAACGGATTACACAGTCATTTGGAACAATTTGGCCGAATGGGCTGGCGCTGCCGATTCCACATGGCTGCGGGCTAAAGTCGTACATGGATACAAAGATGCACTTGAGCGTGAAAAGAAATGATCCCGCCTTTATACAAATGGTATCCAATGGTGCAACCCGGAGGCGAGCCAACCAAAACAGACGCGCTTGAGCGCAGGGCTGAAAAGCTGACTGAAGACTATAAGCAAGCGTTGAAGATGAAAAAGATGGAGAATAAAATTGATGATCTTGAGTTTGAGTTGTACGTTAAGAAGGCAGAACGCAACCAACTTAGACTTGAGATATTTACCAACCGAAAAATAGACATATTGGTTTGAACATGGTCACAAAGAAACCCCCAGCTAAGGTAGCGCCTGTTAAGCGCAGAACACCCAAGCCCAAAACAGAGCAGACGATCAACGTGTCTGTTGCCGCACCAGCCGCCAAGACTGAAGCCAAGAAGGACGATAGCGTTATTGGTAAAGTAATTGGCTTGATTGAGTGGGTAGATAACCCATTCAAGCTGTTCACGGTCATCCTGCTGTCGTTTCTGTTCTTTGCTGGATACTTTGCATGGGACTCACGTACGGTTATTCTGAACGCCATTACCAACTCAAATCATCAAGCTGAACTTAAAGAGATCAAGGTTTTGGAGCATGTAGCTCAAAGGCTACAAAAAGACTTGGAGGCTGAGACAGTTTTGGTTCACAAGGTGGCATTGGTGGTGAACAGTAGGACTACGCTACTTGCGTACAGTTCCAAAGGTCGAGAAACCATACTTGATGGGTATAACTCCACACTATTTGGCAAAGATGCCGCTCGTAACGCCGCAGTGATAGCCATGATGAACGGTGAGGTTTACTGCGACAAGCTGATTCCCACAGGAAAAACATCAGAATGGGAAGAAAAGCAGGGCGTAGGCTACATCTGCCGTGGCTCTATACCTCCTGAAATGGGTGCATTTGAGGGGTACATTTCTGTGGGTTTTACCAAAGAACCACAAGACCTTGGTGCTGTTAAGACCCGTATCAACCTAGCCGCCACTGAGATGGCTAAATAAGGAGCAACTATGTTTGAAGTTTTATCTGGGGGCTTGTTAGGTTCCATTTTTGGTGGAATTTTTAGGATGGCTCCTGAAGTCCTCAAGTGGCTCGACAAGAAGAACGAGCGCCAGCACGAATTGAACATGTTCAAATTCCAATGCGACTTGGAAGCCCAACGTGGTCAGCAGAAGCTGGCTGAAATTGGTGCTCAACGTGAAGCCGCCATCGACGTAGGTGTCATGGATGCCTTCAACAACGCCATTACACAGCAGGCAGAGATGGTTAAAGCCGCGGGTGGATGGGTAGCCAGCCTTTCAGCTTCTGTGCGCCCTGTGGTCACGTATTGGGTGCTATTTGTGTGGTCGTTCATCCATGTTTGGTTTGCATGGAACGCATGGTTGGCTGGTGCGCCAGCCGTAGAAGTGTTCAAAACCATGATGACACCTGACTTTTCAGCCCTTCTGTCTGGAACAATCAACTATTGGTTCCTCGATAGAACTCTTGCCAAGCGTGGTCTATGAACCTCGAGTTAGCCGCCGCTCTGTGTCGTCAATTCGAGGGCTACAAGGCTACCCCGTACCTATGTCCAGCAGGTATACCCACCGTGGGGTACGGGTCTACCTACTACCATGATGGGCGCAAGGTAACCTTACAAGACCCCCCGATGGATGAACCAACGGCTAGGGCGCTTTTGATGGTTGAGTTGGAGCACACCTACTTGCCGGGCGTCCTTCGGAACTGCCCCATTTTGGCCACTGACGAACGCAAGCTCAACGCTATTGTGGACTTCTGCTACAACTTGGGGACAGGCCGACTGCAAACTTCAACCCTAAAACGTAAGATTAACGCAGGGGATTGGGATGGCGCAAAAGAGCAATTGATGTTGTGGACTAAGGGGGGCGGCAAGGTCTTGCCTGGCCTTTTAAAGCGCAGGCAAGCTGAATGCGCTCTTATTCTTTAACTAGCGCCCTGTAAGCCTCAATCGCCGTTTTTAGATCGCATTGCAACTGCTGAATAATGTCATCCTGTTCGCACAGTTTGACGTAACACTCGCCTGCAAAATCAACTAAACTTTCACGTTCCCAAATGTCAAACTTGGGCATTTGAATTTGGCGCTTGCGCCAGCCGCTTTGGTTAGTCATGTGCTTTTTTCCTTGATGTCGTAAAACCAATCGTCGCCAGCTGACCATTTGCGTGTGCCGTCTACCGTCCACAAGCGCTGCGCGGCTTGGAAGTCTGGGAACTTTGTCTCAGCCGGTATCAGGCTCTGGTCGTACCACAGGCAACGGTTGTTGGGCTGACAAGCAAACTGGCCGTTGTCCAGTGCAATCCAATTAAAAGACTTGTGTTCCTCAGCCTGCTCGGTAAACCCAGTGTCTAGCGTCATTTCATCAGCGCAGAAGTCAACTGTAAACAAATAACGGCCAAAGTGCCATTCTTTGTCTTTGCCAAGGAACTTGACGCCTAGGTTACGCAAACCAATCTTTTCAATGACTGTGAAGCGATAACCCATGCAGTCCCACAGTTGCAACGTGTCAATGGGCAGATTGCCTGCGTCTTTGTGCCAAACATAGGCGTGGATCGGCAGCTTGTCATACAAAGCGCCATACGCAGGCAATAGCGACTCAATGCGGAACACTTGGCCGCGCAAGGCTTTGAGGCTGATCCAAATGGCTGGCTCTAGTTCGCCATGACCTTTGTAGTCATTGTATAAAAATTCGCGCTTTACAAAGCATTTCATGGGCGGCAGAGATGCCACGATATAACTCATGTATTGAATTCCTTAATCATTTGTTTCTTTCTTTGAAGGTGCGTCTAATTCACGGCGGTAATACTTGGCTGGCATCTTGGCGTTCTTGTCCAATTGTTTGCGCAGCCATTCAGCGCCGCCAAGTTCTTGCAAGATCATCACATGGCGATCTGACAATCTAATTTGGCGGCCAATAAGGGGTTCGGGCGGCTTGGGGCGTGGCATTTACCTGACTCTCCTTAATGGCATGTCCATAACGCGCTCTGGCGGTGGGGGCGGCATGTGTTCGGATGGCGGTGTCCAACCATGTTTACGCCAAAGCGCCTGCACGTCTGAACCAGACTCCCATTTAAAGTCTTTTAATGGTGTAGACGGGTAGCTAATCTTTGAATGTGGTGGTTTTTCTATCATGGTTGTGTTGCTCCTTTAATTGCTTCTTGTAATGCGGCCAAGCCGTCAACGCGCTTGCCGTTTATAAAAATGTGGGGTAAGTCAGGGCTAGATTCCATGTCCATCTCAACATAGTTAATGTTCTTAGCCCTCAAAAGTTGCTTGACTTCCGTGCAGTTGGGGCACAAACGCTTGGTGTAAATCACTACCTCCATGGGTTTCCAATAATAGGGTTGACCTTTCATAGCGTTTTCACGTTCAATGCGGTCAAACTCGTCATCTTCATCTGTGCGGATCATGTTTGTCTCCTAAAAAGGGATTTGATCCCATTCCCAGTGTTCGCACTCAACCGTGCCGGTGATCCACTCTAGTGGTGGTTTGGCGCCAAACTGCTTACACATGCCTGTCTCAAAGTTGTTGCACTGTCGGCAATTTACTTGGATCAAATTTACTTGTTTGACTTGGCTGTCCAGATGCCTCTTGATTGCGTTGAGTTCGATTAAATTCATAGTCTTTTACCTCTGTGTACTTTCCATTTTTGCGGGTTGCAATCTTGACTGGTTCTTCAATGTCGTAAAAATTAGCCCAATCAATTGCCTCTTGCGTGCCTGATGGCATGGACTTCTTTTCCCTGCGCATCCACCAGTCTTGTGCTTTTTGCTTGGGGTAGCCAACGTGGTTAAAGCACACCCACTCGCTAGCCACACGCAGCAGGCCGCTGTAGTAGTCAACCCTCATGCTGTCTGGCTTGCCTTCTTTGCGGTGCATGGCATAACCCACCTTGGTGATGTCGTGCCAAACCAGTTCGGCTGCCGCGGCTTGGCTTGATAGCAGTGCAGCATAAGAAACCTTGGCATCCATTGGTTTGGCTTCTTCTTCCCTAATCTGGCCACCACAATGCACACACACAAGCGCAGCTGGTGCGTTGCGCTCTCCGCAGTCTGGGCAGATGCTGTAGGGCGCCTCTTGTGGGCCAGACCTTTTCTTAACCCTGCCTTGGATCGTGTCCACTGGCCCCAAGCGCTCAACGGTGTCGGTAAAGTCAAGCACCAAGCAATCATCTTTGCCGTCTGCAATGCGTGTGCCTCGGCCCATGCCCTGCACATAAAGCACCGGCGACTTGGTGGGCCTGCACCAAATAATGCAGTCCACGTCTGGCACGTCAAAGCCAACCGACAGCGCCAGCACGGTAACCAAACAGTGAATCTGGTGGCTTTTGAACTGGCGAATCAGGTCTTCGCGCTCTTGCTTTGGTGTCTCACCGCACACAACAGCGCTCACAATGCCAAGCGCGTTCAGCTTGTCAGACAGGCTTTCAGCGTTATCGACACTCGGTGTAAAGGCAATCCATTTCTTGCGCTCTGAGGCAATTCTGGTGGCTTCTATGGCCACTTTGGCAAGGTATTTCTCAACCTCGCGGGATAGTTCGCCAATCTTGTAGTCGCCATTGGAAATGCCAACATGACTGGCATCGATGCGGGTGCTGATTTTCTCTGTTGGTGGAACCAGTGGGGCAATGAACTTGGCATCGAGCAACTCACGCATGGACACTCGGCTTGCAATGCCGGTAAACAGCGGATCGTCACCGTCAGTCAGCCAGACTTGGTTGCCCCTAAATGGCGTGGCCGTCATGCCAACTGTCCTAAACTCGCACAACTCACCCAGCTTGGACAAAAAGTTGCGGTACATGCCTGCGTCCCCTGCCTTCTGGCTCACTAGGTGAGCCTCGTCAATCACCACGGCCTTGATGTTGCCAAGCAAGTGCGCAGCCTTGTGGATGCTGCCAATGGTGGCCACAATCACATCGGCGTTGTACTTCTTTGTGCCCAGGCTCGCGCTGACAAAACCCACGCTAATGGTGTGCGGCAACAAGGCTCTAAGTTTGGCCGCATTCTGCTCGGCCAGTTCTTTGGAAGGAACCAGCACCACAGTGCGCGGGTGAAACTCTGGCCACTGATCCCACATCTGGCGCACAATCTCAGCGCAGATCACCGACTTGCCGGCAGCGGTGGGTAGCACCAACAAGGGAATGTCGGCATCCCCTTGGTGCTTTGTCCACCAACCAAACAAGTCGCTGACTGCGCGGGACTGATACTCACGCAGGATCATCGTCACGCTCCAAAAGCATCTTGTCGGCAATGGCATAAGCGTTTTCTACAGCGCTTCTTCTGTCACCATCGGCAAGCAAACCAGCCAAAGCGGCTGCGGCAAAGAAGTCACGCAAAGTGATGTTGTCAATCGGTGGGGTGTTCATACAAATCTCGCGTTATGTTGTTTGCGTAGTTCAAGTGCCTGCTCGTCCACCAAAGCGGTCTTGTCTGCGCAGGCATGGATTTCAGCGCTGCTGATGTAGTTAGGGTTGACGGTAGGATCACCGTTGACAAACTCTTTGCCGTCTGGCGTTTTGTAGATCAGTCCATTGTCTTGGGTCAAGTCAACAGGACTGGCCGTCTTGGCCAAAAGTATGGGAATGTACTGGTGCTTGCCGCAAGCATTGCGCTGTTGGTCTGTGGTTAAGTCAGTGCCAAGTGACGCGCATGACCACCGGCCTTGGCCATCCATCTCTGGCGTAGCATGAACACATGAACGGCAAGTTGTTGCCGGTACGTCCGTGCCGTGGCAAATAGCCTGGTAATCACAAAACTTACATTCAAACCATGTTGGGTCAGTCGATATGCCAACTGGTGGCTCAACACTGGTGATCACCGTTATGGCCTTGTCAATCAGCTTCTGTGCCTCGTCAGCGTCAAACTCCAAGCGCTCGGTGTAGATGTCATCGTTGTCCTTGTTGACCACCAGATAGAGTGCCCTGCGGCATCCGTCCTCGCCAAACTGATCGATGCTCCACTTCATGTATATTTGCATCTGCGCGTAGTGTTCGGGCTTGGCCTTCTTTACGCCATTTTTTTGCATTTCCTTGTACATCTTGTCAGATGCTGTCTTTATCTCCAGTATGTGCGGAGACTTTGGAGCCTGCGGCAAACCCGTAATGATGCCGTCAGCATTGCCCTGAAAGTGGTGGCCAGTGTCGGGTTCGCTAAATGACCACTGCTTGCCGGTGGTTGGGTTGATTTGGTAGACCGTGCAGCCAATGCTTGCCAAGTCTGAATAAACCCTTGGCTCTTGCAAGTGGCCAGACTGGAACACTCGGTAGAGCCGGCCAGAGAACTGCGCAGGCTTGGCCCATCTGAATGAGTACCAGTGCTGGCGCAGGCAGGGCTTACCAATGGCAGAAGCGCCAAGGTAAGGGCGCTGTGCTTCCGCGCCATACTTTGCCTTGTAGTAGGCAAAGATGGCATCGGCCACAGGATCAGTAACTGATTGTGGAAGCAAGGCCATTACTTGCGTGCCCACGCTGGTGCTTTGGACTTGGCGGCCTCTTGCTCGGCTGTTGGCCATGCAGGGGCTTCAGCAGCGGGTGGTGGCGTGTACGCTGGTGCAGCTGGTGCGCTAAACCCACCGGCAGACTCATAGCCCTTGATGTTGTTGCTGGCCTTGTAGATGCCCTGTGCCTCGCGCACGGTCACGTTGATGCGCACTGGCTTGAAATGCAGGGCGGCAGTGTCCATCAGCTTGATGACATTTACCGCATGGCAAAGCGCCGACAACTGGCTTTGTGCAATGCGCTGGGTGTCTTCGTTGCTATGACGAATGTTCAAGTTCTCCCAAACTTTGCGGCCTTTGAATTGGCCATCCATGATTTCAAAAGTCAGCTTCAAGCCCTCGCCATTGCCAGACTTCAAGGGCTGCACATCTGATTCGGTGATGTGTGCCAGATAAGTACCAGCAGGCAGTGGGCCTGTAGATGCTTGGGGGGCAACGGTAGATGCGTCAAAATTAAACTGAGCCATGATAAATTTCCTAAAAAGTTAAGTTACGAACTGGGGTGATCAAGACTGCGCCACGGTAAGCGCTGCTTGGAATGCCGTCCAGTCAAGCGGCATATTCTGAAGGCCAAAGCGGTTACCACCGCAGTGAGCCGGATGAGGTTCAACGTGCAAGATGCGCTCACCAGTAGTGGTGGCCTTGGTTTCCTTCTTGGAAAACCCTGCGTCTGTCTTGCTAGTGAAGATGCGGTAGCCTGCGTAGCCAATAACGTCAGCCCATTCTTGCACTAGGCCGGCTGCCTTGTCGTGCAGTTTCAGGACATGGCTGTCATACCCTTCGGTCAACGGGTCTTCAATGCGCTTGATCTTGTCGTGAGCAATTAGGATGATGCCCATGCCCTTGGCAGAGCGTAAGACCTCAAGGCCAGACAGAAGGTTACGCCACTCTTCGGCGGCGGCCACATAGCCCTTACCAAAGCCTGGCTGCTCAATGTTCTTCCAGTTGTTTTGCTTGCACACATGCTCTTGGATCATGGGTTCTAGCCAGTCAAGCGAGTCAATAAACAAGGTCTGAAAGTCATGGTCTTGGTTGATCAGCGTGTCGATGGCTGCATAAACCTCGGCCAAGCTAGAAGCCAGCGGGAAAGCGTTTGCGTCTACCGCATCGGCGCCGTCTTCGGTCAGGATGCCAATGGCGTTAGGCGCCATGGCAGCAAAGGTTGTTTTGCCAATCTTGCCTTGGCCAACCACAACAATCTTGGGAGCGCGAACACGTTTGGTTTTAGAAATGGAGGATAGATCGAAGGCCATGTTAGTCTTTCAGTTCAATGGATGGTTTTGCGGGTTTGCTTGTGATGAACACGGCAGCCTTGTTATAGCCAGCGGGGTCAATGTCTGCGAGGGTGCGAAGGTAAGCCAAGTTGACCTCGGCCTTCCAGCGAAATGCGTTCTTGGCGTTGGTTGGCAAGTCTTCGTAATCGGCGGCCAACTGGTCAGAATTCACCGTGCGGTTTAGCTTCCAAGTGATCGTAAACTCTTCATCGTTGTGTGTGCCTTCGTTGCTTTCGGGCTTGGCAAACTGGTCTGTGATCAGACCCTCAATGCGCAGGCGCTCGGCCTTGGCTTCGGTTTCGGCTTGCTTGGCCATGCGCAGTTGTGCTGCCAGTTCAGAGATCGTCATTTTTAAAGTCCTCAAGTGCGGTGGTTGTAATGTGGTCAACAAGGCCCTGCAAGAGCAAGTGACCAATGTCTATGTCTGTGCCTTTGATGTAGGCACTGACAAGTTCCATAGTTTCGGCGTAATCAGGCTCATCAGATAAGCCACGGCTATCAAGTGCGCCAAGTTCTTCGGGGATGTACTCCAAGTGGCAAACCAGATCGACACCTTCGACCTCGCACTCAAACTCCATAATTCCTTGGGGGCAGGCGGGTGTGGGGTTCATGCTGACCACCATGCAACCAGTAAGGCGGCCAAGCTGATACCAATGGCAAGGGCTGTGAGAAGGTCAAGGGCTGCTTGTGCGCGGGCGGTTAGCCTGGCGTTCTTGACTTCGGGGTAGTAGAAATGTTTGCTGTGTTTCATGTTGTGCTTTCAAAGGCGGTAGCCCCGTTTGGTTTAGTTTGTAAAATCGTTGCTGGCAATTGATTTTTTGGCATCTTTTAGTCTGGCAAATGTCCAGCGGAAATTGCCATCAACATGAATTTCCCAACTGGATGACAATGTGTTGCAGCGGAAACCATAGTCCTGAACACGAACGATGGTGATGTTGCCTTGAGTAAAAACTGTTTTGCGGTTCATGTTGTTTACTCCTCAGATGCGTGAAGGTTGTGTGCCAACTAATTCGCCATCCATGATTTTGAACATAATGGTCTTGGCAATGTTGAGTGTTTGGCGTGCGCGTTCTATATCACCAAAACCCATCAATTCTTGTGCATCTGACATCAAGCCAGCGACTACCATGTTGCCGCCAGTGAATTGATATGTGATAGATTCTTTGACTGACTCAATATATGAATCAATGTCTTCAAAACCATACATTGATACGTTGCGGCTAGTTTGTGTTGCGTTTGTCATTTTGTTTCCTTTGGCCTTGCGGCGTGATGCCAAGAACAATTTCGTTGGCATGGATTGATTATCTAGCAGATCGCTAGATGTCGTCAAGCGTTTTGCTAGAAATATTTAAATTATTTGTGTAGGTGCTTTCCCTAGTGTCGTTTTGCTCAAGCAATCTGCTAGACTTTGCGTCCTATGAACACACAAATACCCCCAGATGAGCGCCGACAACTGGCAGAAAAAGTTGGCATAAACGAGCAATATCTTTATCAGTGCCTTACTGGCCGGCGTGAAATGTCAGCATGGGAGGCCGTAAGAGTGGAGCAGGAAAGCCAAGGGCGGCTCACTCGCAAGATGGTGTGCCAGGGCAGTTGGCAGTCTATTTGGCCAGAGTTGGTGGAGACAACGTGAATGAGTTGGCTCTTTTCGCGGGCGCTGGTGGAGGAATACTTGGGGGACACTTGCTTGGATGGCGAACAGTCTGTGCAGTCGAGTGGGAACCCTACGCAGCTTGCGTACTTGTCGCCAGACAAAATGACGGAGTTCTCCCGCCTTTCCCGATTTGGGATGACGTTCAAACCTTTGACGGAAACTCGTGGCGAGGAATTGTTGACGTTGTATCTGGCGGCTTTCCATGTACCGACATCAGCATCGCAGGGCGAGGCGCAGGGCTTGACGGAGAGCAGTCCTCAATGTGGTATCACATGGCGAGGGTGGTTAGCGAAGTTCGACCCAGATTCGTATTCGTGGAAAACAGCCCAATGCTCATTCATCGAGGACTCGGACGAGTCCTTGG